ATTAGTGCTCCTATGTAGTGAGCGATATGTCTTGCCATACTCTTACTCCTTCTGCGAAGGTGATAGCGTCGCTTCGGATAGTTCGGTTAGTTGGTATGCCAGCCATGAGTATTCTCTCACCTGCTAGCATGCCACCCCATATACCATACTCTATATTCTCAGGCTTCATGCCTTCGGCTAAGCACTCTGCTTTGATGGGGCAATCTTGGCAGATACCAATAGCAAGCATAGCACTATCGGCAAGTCTTTTACGATTAGCCATAGTGGGTCTGCCCTTAGGTTGCTCTGGAAACCACATGTCTGGCTTCGGGTGCGTGGAGCATAAGCCTTTCATACTACCCCCTATTGTGGGTTGTTTGATATACAGGGTGTATCGTGACGATACCACTCAGCAACTCAGCCCACTCTTGAGCCTTGTCTAAGGTGTCGAACATGCCATAGAATAGCGAGTTCGTAGCGGTGTCCTCTGGAAATACTAGGACTACATAGCCAGCCACCAGCATACCTGCTAGTGGCGTGGCTACGGCAACTCTATCGTTAGAAGGAGTCGAAGATGACATCTACATATCCATCAAGGCGTTCGTGCTTGGCAATCAAGCCCTTCTTACCTGTCAAGTGCTTGTAAGTGCCATCTCCCAATGACACCCAAATTGACTTAGGTTTGAAGCGGGTCTGATTAGGTAGTGCTTTGACAATAGTTCCTAGTGGAAGGATACTATCTTGTGTATCAATCACCGCTGTCTCAAGTAGAGAAGCGATGTCACGCAATTCGTCGGCTAAGCCAACGATAAGTGTGTCGTTCGTCATGGCAGTTTATCTTTCTGTTAGGTTGGTTAGTAAGGTAGTGCTTGTTGGTCTTTATTATACACTCTTACCCATTGATTGTCAAAGTCAAACTCGCGTTGCTTTGGCTGGTATGGGTGGGGTGTGTAGCACATACAATTTAGTTGATGTGCTCCACATGACACGCATGCCTCGCAGTATTGGCAGAAATCTACGGACACTTCTATGTCAATCAAGGCTTCACATGTGGGACACTCATCTATGATGGCGTAGCTATCTAACTGCGCTTGAAGTTCTGCGTAGTAAGATTGCTCGTCAGCAAAGTTATCCTCTGCGAAAGCACCTGTATCAGCGATAGGGTGAGGTGATGGATTGTAGTACGAGCGTGGCGTGACTATCGTCCGCTTATAACTCGAATTACTCCACCATACACCATTGTCGTCCCAAGTTCCAAGTCTTTCGTTGATTAGATAGAGTTGGTATTGGGCTTGTGGATTGGTGGTGAGCACGGCTATCTTGCTACCGCTAGCCCACCCCTCAATCATACGATAGATGTTCTCGTCCTCAAGGGCGAGCACACCACCGAGTTTAGGTAGCGTATCCTCAGCAAAGACACGCGTATCACTACGCTTATCGCCCTTGCTGATGAAGGTATCTAGCACACCATTGTGCGCTAGAAAAGTATTGGTATCATCACCGACTTGATATGGGTGGCAGTTATCCTCGTTCTTTACACCATGCGTAGCGATTCTAGCATGCCATATAGCATAGCCACTAGGATACTGCTCGCGTAGTTCTAAGAACTTAGACACCGCCTTCTTGGCACTCATTGTGCGATAGCGGATAACTTTACCATCTGCTACGATAGCAAAGCCGAAGCCATGTGGATTAGCACATGTTCCCTCTGTAAGTTCCTCACGCTTTGGTATAGCGTTAGGCTTACATACTACTAATAGACACATATAACACCCCCTCAGGCATTGATTAGTGTTGGAGTTGATAAGGATATACTAGGCACTTTGGACATGCGCTGGTATAGGTTAGGGTATAAGCCATTGTTAGTGGCTACCCAATCGGCGAACCACTCCCACTTAAGCATGCCCAACTTTACATCAGGCACACTCATATTGCGTGTGTATTCTACCGAGGCGTGGCACAACTCAAGGGCACTCATGATACCCTCGCGCTTCATGTTGCCACGAAAGAAGCGCAACTCTAGTGTGTAATCATTGTTGGTATTCACCGCACTATATCGCTCGGTTCTACCAACATAATGGACTTTATCTCGCAAGTTGAATTGTGGGATACCCCACTCATCATTAGTATAGACATCATCAAAGCGAGCGAAGCGCGAGTTCTTGCGCCCTGCTAACTTCATCATCTCGCGTGGATTGCGATAGACTAAGGATAAGAATCGGTGCGTGTGTGCGCCAGACTTGAACGCACTACGCGACACATGGACATGAAGCCCACATGAATCCGTATCCCAACTTCTCGCGCCCCTCTTGCGACACGACTCAATATAATTCCATAGGTCGGTGGCTTGCTCATAAGCAGTAAGCGTGTGTGGGTGTGTGACTAACTCATACCCCCAGCCACCGATAGAGCCATCTTGCTTGAGATAGCAGACATCTGCTTGCTCTAGTTCTAGCACATCAGATATGGCGGTATTGTAATCACTCCTATCAGGGTCATCACCGAAAGACATCTCCAACTCAAAGCCCATGTAGAGATTCTTATCGTTGCCACCATGAAAGACAGGGTTAGGCTTGTAAGAGTATTGATGAATTGTGCCACTAGCACTTTGACTACATGAACATGTATCATGCTCAGGATAGTATTCGTCACACTCATCACAATAGGTGGCGTTATCGCTTACGCAATCCTCGCACCAATACTCATTACCTACACTTGTGCCACCATCTCGGTTAGAGTTGGTACAATAATCGCAACGATTACAGGTGAAAGAGTGGCTATCCCAGCAACTCTCGCACCAAGATTCATTACCTACATTATACCAATCATCATTAGAAGTGTATATGCTTTCACAGTATTGGCATACTTGAACGCAATCATTACAGATTATCTCACCATTATTCGCGGTGAAAGAATCATCTTGACTTATCTCACTACTACACTCACTACAATTGATGAGTTCATCATCATTATCATCTGGCATTATCTCACCCCTTTAGGTGTTATCGTTGCCTTATCTTATCATACCTTAGACTTATTTTCAAGTCTAGTGTAGGTGTGTTCAATCATCATGTTGGAAATCTTATCTCTAAGATTATCGGTGTGGGTCTTTAACCCCTCAAAACCTTGTCGCTTACATCTATCGCTCTCAGCGCGTAGCGCGGTGCGGATAGTGTCTAACTCATTAGGAGCAAGAACTAATATGTAATCGCTCTCACTCATTATCGCCCGATAACTTCTCAGCGATTATCTTGCTGATAATCTCCCAATCCTTATCAGTTGTCGGTGTGGCTTGATAAAGCCCTAGCGACTTAACTGTGAAGGTGGCAGTATCTCTTAGAATTGCCATCTACTTATCCTCTCTTGTGCTTGATAACCTTGCGGGCTATCATAACACCTATTGTAGCTACTACTAGCCACCATTGAAGGTTGAAGTAAAGCGGTGCGCTGGAGAAGGTAATTCCCCACCCACTTACGCTAAACTCCATGAAGTTATCCATAAGTTTATCCTAACTTTATCCTAGTGCGTAGCCTTGTGCTATCGCGTGTCGCGCTAGGGTCATGAACCCTCGCACCCGTTAGGTGTGCGCGACTATGTTCTATTGAGTTCTACTATCTAACTCTATCTGAATTAGTTCTATCTTTGCTTCATACTCATCACGCTTGCTAGGGCTACCTTGCTTTAAGGCTTTGGCTAGTGCGTGTCTATAACCCGCTCTCATCTCTTTGAGCATTGGGGTATCTATCCCATTAAGGTCGGTATCTATAAGGTGAATATCGGGGCTCATTAGTTATATGCGCCTCTCATCTCTAGTTCAAGTCGCTTCTGCGACTCAGCGAATAGGCGCTGGCGCTCTGCCAACTCTATCGCTCGCGTGTCTTGCTCTGATACTTTGCGTGGCTTTACTACTTTGCCACTTACTTTAGCCTTACGCTTGCGCTTGGTAGCCTTGCTAGGGGCTACGATAAAGCGCTCACCATTGGGCTTGATTATCGTCACGGGGAAAGACACTTTAGGTGTCTGCCTTCTCCATGCTGGGGTGACTCTAACTACTCTTGACCTACTCACGCTCAAGTCCATCATGAACCGAGCGAATCCAAGTTCCCCATAAGTGGGGTTGAATTGGGCAGGTATCCAGCCAAGCCTTTATTTTATCATCTAATAAGTGAGGCTGGACTTTGATTATAGACATGAATCTATCCTCTCTAGTCGGGTTAGGGCAAAGTTGCCCTAGTGGATAGGTGGGCTTTAACACCCACCTACCCGCGCCTATTGAGTAGAGAACTAACCCGCTCCTACATGGGGCGGGCTCGCGCTCTACCTTCTAGGCGGTAAATAAAATGCGACTAGGTGAAACCTCTACCCGTTCAGAGAACCAACACGAAAGTGTTGAGAAGGTTCGCGGTATCGTGATACCCTGAACTCTGAATCTCTTGAGACTTCTGCGGTGACGAATCTGGCTTCCCTAGAACTTCATCAAAAGAATCGGATACCCGACTTCTTGAATCTAGGTTGGCGGTTCTTCCAACCAACTAGACGAAGCGTAAGGCATAACGCTCTAGGCGCATAATCAGACACACGCTCAAGAAGTGTGAATCACATCACATAATCCATAGAACAAATGTTCTAATACCTACAAGCGGGTAAATCGGACATAATGGTATAGATAGGACATGAGCCATTAGGTCAAACCGACACGCCGTAGAATTGGAAAGTGTGAGCCAATTCACACACACGAAAGAGATAGCCACTAATGAGAATCGTTCTCAATTACTAGGGGCTAATCTGATAATAGGAATCGTTCTCACTTATAGGGGGGAAGGTGGGGAGATACGGGGAGATAGTCGCACACTCAGAAAACCCCCAGAATATTCTCATATTTATTTAAGGTATAACTCTCTAGTATAGGTAGAGGGTATAGGTATAGGGGCGATAGCCCCATACTCAGACAACACTCAGACAACTCTCAGGAATCTATCAGTAATCTTTGAGGGGGCATTGATTAAATGTGCGGTCAGTATAATATTATGTATCACCCAATAAATTTCTGTTATATATCCCCCCCAATATATATACAAATCGGACATTATACCCCCTAAAATAAAATATATTACGGAAACCTGTTCGGTTTCCCGATTTGAACAGGTTTTCTATATATGTAATATAAAATAATATATAGAGCGAGCTTCGCTTTATTGCTCGCTCGCTTATAATATATAATATAATATATATGGGGATACTATGCCCGTTTTATGACGGGCGTTATTTCTGTGATTTATGGGGGATGACTGATGGGTAGAAAGCCTGGCAAGGTAGATATACCAATGCACGAGGCTAAGGAGAAAGTTCTCCTGATGCTAGCCCAAGGTAGCACCATAGCCCAGGCAATGGGTAGCGTGAACCGCAATGAGGTAACCTTTAGGCAGTGGTCCATGAAGGATACTGACTTCAAGGACAGGGCCGATACGGCCCGCCTAGAAGGTAAGGGTATCAAGGCTGACTTTAAGAACCTCAAGGATATATCCTTCCAGGACTTCTCTGAGCAGTTCCTAGACACTAAGCTCTTTGAGCATCATAAGGGCTGGATAGATTTGATAGAGGGGCGCGAGCCCCGCTGGCTGCACCCCGCTATGACTTACGAGCCAGGCGCCGCTAACCGAGTCTTGATTAACGTACCCCCTGAGCATGCTAAGTCCACCGTGGTGACGATTAACTATGTTACCTACCGACTAGCTGTGGACCCTAACGTCCGTATCATTATAGTCTCTAAGACGCAGGGCATGGCCCGCAAGTTCCTCTCGGCGATTAAGACAAGACTCTCACACCCGAATTGGATAAAGCTTCAGACAGCCTTCGGTCCGCAGGGCGGATATAAGGCTGATAGCCAAACCTGGAGTGCTGATATGATTTATCTAGGCACTGGTAGGGACTCTGGTGAGAAAGACCCTACAGTACAAGCCCTTGGTTTTGGTAGTCAAATTTACGGTGCTCGTGCCGATTTGATTATCTTAGACGATGTTGTGATGAACTCAAATTCCCATGAATGGGAGAAGCAAATTGAATGGCTTCAGAAAGAAGTAATCACACGCTTAGGACGGCACGGGAAACTACTTATCGTAGGGACCCGTGTTGCTCCAGTAGATTTATATAAAATGATTCGGGACGGTCAACAGTGGACAGGTGGTAAATCTCCATTTACCTACTTCGCTCAACCAGCCGTACTGGAGTTTGATGAGAAACCACAGAATTGGAAAACTCTTTGGCCTTGGACGGATAAGGCTGAAAGCGATAAGGATGACGTTAACCCCGAGGGACTTTACCCTAAGTGGGACGGTCCTTCACTTTTTACTAGGCGTAGTGAAGTGGCACCTTCCATATGGGCGATGGTCTACCAGCAAGAGGATGTCACCGAAGATTCAATCTTCTCCCCCGCAGCAATTGCAGGATGCGTTAATGGTATGCGAAAACGTGGCCCTCTTAAACCAGGAGTCCCAGGACACCCCAGCAACTTAGAGTCTGCCTATACAGTTATAGGATTAGACCCAGCTATGACTGGCAATACTGCTGCAGTAGCCATTACTTATAATCGCAGTAATAGTATGATTTATGTTTTAGATGCTGTCAACATGACAGAGCCTAGTCCAGCAAAGATTCGTGCCCTTATAGAAGATTGGGTACAAAGATACAAACCGCAGGAACTAAGAATTGAAATCAATGCCCACCAGAAAGCCTACGCCCTCGATGACGAACTGCGTAACTGGCTCTCGATGTATGGCTGTCAACTCAACTCTCACTTTACTGGTAAGAATAAGTGGGATACTTCTTTCGGTGTGGCTTCTATGGCAAGCCTTTTCGGTAGCCTTAGAGACGGAAGATTTCAAGACAACAACTCAATAGAACTACCAAGTAACGAAGGCAGCGAAGGGCTTAAGGCTCTTGTGCAGCAATTGATTACTTGGAAACCTGAGACTAGAAATCCAACAGACTGTGTTATGGCTCTCTGGTTTGCTGTCATCCGCGTCCGCGAATTAATGCAGCAACACTCACAGTCAGCAAGATGGATGCAAAACCGCTGGGCCACTCGTGCTCAGACGGAAAGAAGATTCTCAATTAACCTAGATGAAGCCGTTGCAGAGCAATGGCAACAGACATACGGATAGGAACTATGGCACTTACAATTGAACAGATTGCTGCGCGAGTTGACTCGCTACGCTATCGTAACTCAGATAGGGATGCTCGTAATCAAGACGTCCTTGCTGTCCGTAAAGGTCAGATTGCTAGCGTATATCCTGACTTCTTTCCAAATGGAGTAGACGCAAATGTCGTTGCAAATTTTATTGATATTGTTGCGCGAGACTTATCTGAAGTTATGGCGCCTCTGCCTGCAATCAACTGTTCCGCGGCGAATCAGACTTCTGACAGGGCTCGCAGTTTTGCTGACAAGCGTACTCGCATTGCAAGCAATTACTTTGCTCATTCGGACATGTCTGTACAGATGTACTCGGGAGCGGACTGGTATATAACCTACGGCTTCCTGCCATTTGTTATCGAGCTAGATGAAGAAGCTAAGCTTCCTCGTATTCGTCTAGAAAATCCAATTGGCTCCTATCCAGAATTTGATAGATACGGAAGATG